GGTATAGCGAGATCTCATTGCGAAGATAAGTCCAGTAGGACCACTCATTGGTTGAACACCAGCAAGGTCATAAGCGACCAAGTTAGGCATTGAACGACGAATAAGTGAGATCAATACAGGGTCGAAACCTTGCATTGCTCCTGTAGTTTGACCACCAAGACCTGCATGTGTACCAGATGCAGTGTTGTTGGTAGGTGTTTCTGTTAAGAAAGAACCAGAATTTTCAAATGCTGATTGCTCTCTTTGGAATTTTTCTTGGTTTTCGAGCAGGACGGCCGTAACCGCTTTTCTATGTGGATCCTTAATTTCTGCTGAACCCTCATGGTTCAATAGTGGAGCCCACTTTTCCTGCAACTGTTCTGAATGGAACATTTGCTTTATTTGTAAAAGTTAAAGTTTGTTTGATTATGTTAAAATCAATTATTTGTTAAGACTTTGGAGTGTCTTTAAGTAATGAGCCATTGAACCAGATGCTACTGCTTCTGATGAATCAACTCCTTCTGATAGACTCTCGGACTTAACTGTTGAAGATGACTTTGTAGGGAAATAAGATTCCTTTAATGTCTCCAACTTGTCACGATATTGTGCTTCACTATCAAACTCTACACTTTCAGCAAGTGAGGCGAGCTTCTCTTTCTGAGTGGCTGCAAGGCCTTCAGAAACAGACTCAAGAATACCATCAGCAACAGACTCAGCAAGTCTCTTGTTTAATCCAACGTTCTTCTCAATTTGCTCATTGAGCTTGGTTTCCATGTCATCTAGTTTTTCTACCATACTCTGTAGTACATCATATTTTTCTTCAGGGATAGTTACATAATGTTCTTCAAAAAGACTCTTAAGACCAGTCATGAAAGACTCAGTGAGTTCTTCCTTAAGACCGCCTTCGACTGCAAGTTGGTTCTCAGTGAACCACTCTTCAGCTACATATTCTAGGTAGGAATCAACACGCTCGTTAAGAGCACCTTTGATTTCTTCTACTTCCTCGACGAGTTTAGTCTCGTAACCAGCCTCAAGAGATTCCTTGATTTGTGTTACTTTACCTTTGATGGCAGCTTCAAGGATTGTTTTTGCTTTTTCCTTGAACTCTTCGGAAAGTTCTTCACCTTCTACAAGAGCAGTAACATCTTCTTCGATGTCAATCTCTGTATAGTCAGGTGCTTCAGCAACAACTTCCTCTTCAGTAGTCTCTTCTTCAGATACCACTTCTTCAGTAGTTGCTTCTTCTTCTGCTACTACTTCGTTAGTAGTAGTTTCTTCTTCCTCAATAACTTCCTCGGAAGTTTCAACTTCTTCTGCTTTAACAGCTTTCTTGTTAACTACATCCCTAACTTGCTTTAACGAACCAGCAGCATCTTTAAGTTTTGCTGAGTCGTTAGTTGGACTATAGTTTTCAGGTGTTGGACCGCCAAGGTCTTCCACTGTAGGGGCTGTGCCGCCAGTAGAAAGCTTCTCCATAGGTTGTGCAGGTGCTGCATTAGCGTTTACTGCAGTCTTGGATTGCTTAACGTCCTCTTCCATTGCTTGTAAGTTTTTGCCACTAGACATTTGAAGTTTCTCCGATTCTCGTAAATTGTGAAAAAATCTATATTTATTTATACTATAAGACTTTACAATGAGTTAATAAACTCATTGAAGAGGCCCAATTTGTTCTCTTCTAGCCTTTTTTGATCAACTAAAGTGTTGATTCTTCTCTTTGCATCCGATGCAAATTTCTCTCTGAGTATGCTTCCTTCCCATACCCACTCTTTACCTTCCATAATTCCCTCAACAAATGCATCGGGAGCAGAAGGATCAGCAACTATATCTGCTGCTGTTGCTAACATAAAGTCTTCACCAACAACATTGAATCCCTCTTTGGTTGGTTTCAATGAACCAATACCACGAGAGGAAACACCGAGTTTTACACCTTCTTCTATAAGATTAGATGCAATTTTACCCATTGGTGTATTTAAGATTTTTGCTTTTCCAATAAAATTAGAACCGCTTTCTCTTAATGAGACAATTTTATGTGATACACGATCAAGGTTTACTGTAGGGCCATCTGGATGACCTAGTTCACCAAGTGCTCTACCACTTACAACGTTAGATTCGTTATAACGATTAACTTCTTTACGAAGAGTATCTAATGGATACATTCTACCGTTACGGTTTTTGATATTACCTTGAAGGAAAATACCTTCTATAAAAAGAGATCTTTTACCTCCCTTTGATTCAGTAATAATGTTTACCGATTCAATTTCTTCTCTTATGAGTTTCATTTTATTCCGAAACTAATATTGCATTAATAGTTATTTATAATTACTCTGCGTCAGATGCCTCTGGAGTCTTATTAGCACCAGAAATTACATCTGCAGCATCCGAAACTGCTTGATCTACAGCCTCTTGATCAGACCCAAAAGTAGAAGCAGCTACTGAACCTTTGACACCATCAATTTTTTCTGCTGATTTTGCAAACAGAATATCTTTAATCTTGTCGCTAATATTGGATGGAGACTCATCAGAAATGATCATATCCATTAAATTGTCTTCCATTTTAAATCAAAAACATATATAGTCCTTAATATTTATATCTCTCCACCAGAAGGCATTTCTGGAGCATCTGCTGCTTGTGCTTGTTTTTCTAAGTCTGGTTCCATGATTGGAGATCCCAAATCTTGCATTGGTTGTCCAGTTTCAGGATCAACAGGAGCCATTGGATCAGGTATAACACCATCTGCAATCTCTTTCTTCATGAGTTTATCCTGTTCGATAATCTCTTCATCAGTCTGTCTTAGAAGTTTTCTTCTTACATAATCCTGTGAATAGTATCTTCCAACATATGGCTCAGCAGATGTTGCTGCTGCCATTCTCTCATTAAATAATTCAGTTTCTTTTAATTCTGCAAAATGATTATCATATAAGAAGTCATATTGTATATGTTCACTCATTGTTTCCCAGTCTTCTGGGGTAATGATATTCTTAAGAAGTAACTGAGTTCTTAGCATATCATTGAATAAATTTGCGAACCTTTTTCTTAAACGTCCAACAAATTTACTGAATTTTAATTCATCACGGAGTATTTCGGATGATCTACCCATATTAAAACCACCATCTCCTTCTATTCTAGAGATAGGAACATTAAGTGACTTGAATAATTTCTTCTTAAAGTACTCAATATCGGTGATTTCTCCTAAGTTTTGTCCACCAGGTAAGGTAGTAATCTCTGTTCCTCTACCACCTTCTCTTCTTGGAAGCCAAAAATCTTCCAACATTGCCATGTATTTTTTATCATCACGGACTTCACCAGTGTTAGCATCATATACTAACTTGTTACGATACCTATTCATTACATCACGAAGGTATTGTTCTGCCTTAACTTTAGGTAGATTACCAACATCAATATAGAATATTCTTCTTTCTGGTGCTCTTGATAATCTGTATATAACAAGACTATCCTCAATCATCCTTAATTGGTTGAGTGATTTAATTGCTTTATGTAAGAAAGATAAGGTATTACCTTTATTTCTATCAACTAATCCAGATGTACAATATGCAATAGAATCCTTAGTCATCTTAATTCCACCACCAGCAGATCCAGCTCCACCAGTAGGATATGATGCTTTTGGATTATAAAGGAAATATTCTTCTATTTGAGGAAACTCATAATCCATAGGATTATCATTAAGTCTCATTGGGTTTTGAAACCTACTATTATTATCAGTTTTCTTTTGCTGTCTAACATAACGCATTTTTATTGCGTCAATATATCTCAATTCCTGTATACCTGCTTCTGGATTTTTTAGATCAATTACTTTATGATAATATAATCTTCCATCTACATACCAATTGCGAACAATTTCGTGTGCTTTTTTATCAAAATCCAATAAATCTTTGATATATTTAAATTCTTCTCTAAGTTTTTTCTTAATACCATCACTGGCATTTAAATGATCCAAGTCCAATTCTACAGGACTATCATTCAAATCTGAAACTATTGCTTCCTGAATAACATCTTCAATGGCACTATCACATTCTGGATGCAATGCCATCTCACGATATCTTCTTATTAATTCGTATTCTGTCTTATAGATTCCTTCTATATCGACATAAGAACCAAAAAATCCACTACTTAAATAGTAGTCAACCCCGTCCTCCTTATTTGGAGGTACGGGGGAAACTACGTCGGGTGAAATTGGTTCGTTATCCTCTATTGAGAATCCAAACAATTTAGCCATTATCTAAACGTCTATAGTTACTGTAGTATTTATTATACCACAAATATGC